GGCGTACATAAAGCTTCTCAAAAATTATGCAGGCTCAAACGTGTATATCCGTATGCCGGACAAAATTACGCTCAGCCTCCGGAACGAGGAAATACGGAAAAAATTTAACGGATATAATTACCGGCAGCTCAGCGCGGCGTACAACCTCTCGGAGGTCACAATACGGCAGATAGTCGCTCCCGTCCGTGTGGTTGTCAAGGCTGCTCCGCTTCCGGGGCAGACCTCCCTTTTTGATGACGATGACACAAAAATTTAATTATGAAAATTTCCTAAAGCTCTATAATATAAAATTATCAAATAATGGTGTATGATTAAATTACAAAATCATACGCCATATTTTTTTGGAGGTGAGGGCATGGCAATAGAAGCAACAACGATCCTGTCAATATATTCCGCGGTATTAACGCTTATGATCGGCATTATAGGATTTTTTGTGACGCGTACCTTTAAGGAACTGGACAACAAAATTTCCGGAAAGGAATTTGAGGTCGCAAAAAAAGATATCGAAAAAAACACCGAGGATATACGCCGTATCAAGGACAATTACCTGACAAAGGACGACTACTTTCGGGAACAGGCGAAAGTAGATAAAAAGCTCGACAGTATCATGGAAATTTTAATGACCATAAGCAAAGGAGGCAGCTCATAATGAACCCCGAAGAAATGATGAAAAAAGCCCGCGCCGCAGTCTTTATTAAAAACAACGGAAAAGTCCTGCGCGGAATAAATATGATCGGAACAGACTATAACAATCTCGCGTCGATACGGTCAGCGTTGAATATGGATAAGGACGAATTTGCGGACAGCGTAAATTATCTAATCGAATCCGAATTTGTTAGGATACGCAGTGTTTATACAGAAGCTGAAGCGGAACTTGCGGATTATCCCATGGATGAGCTGGAGGGCAAGCTTACCGCAAAGGGAGTACAGCTCCTCTACGACAGAATTTCCGATCCGTGTGTTGATAATTAAGGCGGTGACGGTATGGCAAACAAACCTCTTACAGACATTAGATCGCTTGACCCGACGATCAGAGCGGAAGTTGACCGAATGATCTTATCCTACGAATACACATACCGCGAGATCGCAGATTATATATCGGAAAAATCAGGACTGACCGTAAAGCAGATGATAGTATGTATCCACGCCCGAAATCTGTGCAGACGCGAGGAGGAGCGGCAAAATGGCAAACCGCAGTCACGGCAAAATTGACAAGCTCAGACCGGAGGTAAAATCCGAGGTGGAATCCATGATCACCTCCAACAATTTTACGTACAAAGAAATTGTGGACTACATAAGGGACAGCACAGGCGAGATGATCTCCCAGGCCTCGGTTTGCAGATACGCGCGGAGACTGTGCGAGTCTCTCGACTCAATCAGATTTGCACAGGAAACGTTCCGGGCGATCAACGACGAGATCAACCGCACTCCCGATATGGACACCACCGAGGGCATTATGCGTATCGTGTCCCACATACTGCTGACCAATATCCAGCGTCTCTCCGATGAGGACTTTGACGACGTTGATCCGCTGAAGCTCCTGAAGCAAGCCTCCGACCTTATCAGGGTATCGGCATACAAGCGGGGCGTGGATATCAAAAACAAGGAGCTGACGGAGATGGGATTTGACGCTATCAAGCAGAAAGCGTTTGTCGGGGTAGCGAAAAAATATCCCGAACTCTACGATAAATTTTCCAAGGCTCTGGACGAGCTTGCTTCCGAGGAAGGAGGCGGCAGCCCATGATCTATGTATTGCAGGTGCAGACGGGAAAGGAACTTACCGTTCGCGCACAGCTTCTCCGGGACGGGATATCCGCGGACGTCCCGCGGGAGCGGATCATTATCCGCAAGGGCGGCTTGTGGAGCAAAATGATAAAAAATCTTTTTCCCGGCTACGTTTTTGTAGATATCGACTTTAGCGCGGAGATGTTCCACAGGATAAATCCGGTGCCGGGCGTGATACGCTTTTTAGGAAATCCCACGCCGCTCCCCGAACACGAGGCGGAAATGATACGGTGGCTCTCAAACGGAGGAGAGGTGATAGAGCCGTCCGAGGTGCGGATCGTGGACGGCGATCCTCTTTACAGCGGATTTTTGGCGGGACACGAGGACAAAATTACATACTTAAATCCAAGACAGAAAAAGGCGCGAATAGAGGTGCGGTTCGGTGGAAAAGTACACCGTGCCAACCTGAGCGTCGAAAAAATACCGGAATGATCGGGCAGGGTTGATACGTTCCCCTGTTCGGATTTTCGGTTACATAATGATGTTTCGCGGACGGAAAAATTTCCGAGCCGAATGGCGAAGCGCGCCCGAAATTCCGGGCATGACGGGAGATACCGTTAAATAGCCGTTAAAAGGCGTTATAGCGGCGTTTTAATAAATTTTCCGTGAAGCTATACCCCTCGAAGCAAAAACGCCTTAGAATGCGTTTTTATTCGGTTTGCGGGGAACCGAACGAGGGGGACAACCACAATGGAGAGGGAGGTGGCTCATTGAGCTTTAAGGGACGCTCGCACGCCCCCTCCCTCTCCCTTATGGTTTTCCCCCTCGTTGCTCCCTCTTTCCTTGACCCTCTCCCACCCCTGCTACGCTATCCGGCGAAAATCAAAATTGCTTTATTTACCCTGTATAGCGTGAGCCGGGAGGGGAAAGGGCGAGGGGAAAGAGAGTCCAGAGGGAAAACCGCGAGGGGGAGGGGGAGGTCGGCTCAGCGTCCCTCTTGGTTTTCGAGAGAGCCTCCCCCTCCCACGGGAGGTTGTCCCTTTGGAGATCCCCCACAAATTAACTTATATACGCTGTGAGGTGATAAAATGAACCCCGTTGAAAAATCAAATATCAGAGCTCTGGCGGAGGCTATAAAGTCCGCCGAAAATCCCCAAGACGAAAGCGATATCGGCGATCAGACAGCTGCCGACCTTATTAACGCCCTGCTCTCCGAACCCGATAAAAAGAAGCGAACCCAAATGATGAAAGACTTTGCCGCGCGCCGTAAGGACGTGGCAAAATTTATTGCCGACCATGCCGACCTGATAAACGCGGAAGCGGAAGCGGCTCTCATCGGCGCGGCGGTGGGCGGGACTCATACGGAAAAGGAAGTGTCCTTCATGGGCGGGAAAAAGTCCGTTAAAACCAAGCGCGTAAAAGCTTTGCCGAATGTCACGGCATTGCAGTTCCTGCTTAAAAACAGGCTGCCCGGAAAGTACAGCGACAAGCCTGTGGGCGACACCGAGGTCGAGGACGTTTCGGCGATTGAGGAGGAGCTTTATGGCGATAACAGCTAAAAAAACTATCCCCTACAATTTTTCCGATAAGCATAAAGAGTATATCCGCCGCTGCCGCGACTGTACCTATAACGTTGCAGAGGGCGCGGTGCGTGCCGGAAAAACCGTTGACAACGTGATCGCGTTCTGCAAGGAGTTGCGGGATACCCCCGACAAGCTGCACCTCGCCACAGCTTCCACCGCCGCCACAGCGAAGCTTATTATCGGCGACTGCAACGGCTTCGGCATTGAACACTATTTCCGCGGGCAGTGCAAATGGGGTAAATACCGCGGAAACGAGGCTCTCATAGTCCGCGGGAAATTTACGAACTACAGGGAAAAGATCATAATGTTTGTGGGCGGCGGAAAGTCCGACAGCTATAAAAAATTCCGCGGCACATCAATAGGTATGTGGATCGCGACGGAGATCGACCTCCACCATGAGGATACGATCGACGAGGCGTTTAAACGTCAGGCGGCGGCGCAGCGCAGAAAAATATTTTGGGATCTGAATCCGGGCAGTCCGTTTGCAGTGATCTATAAAAAGTACATCGACGAGTTTGCAAAGAAAGCCGCGGAGGGTACTCTCGGCGCGGGATATAACTACGAGCATTTCACGATTTATGACAACATTAATATTACCGATGAGCAGCGGGAAGCGTTCATATCATTGTACGATCCCAAATCGGTACAGTACCGGCGGGCAATAAAGGGCGACCGCTGTGTTGCGGAGGGCTTGGTATTCCAGCAGTTCGCGGATAACCCCGACAGATTTATCGTATCGAAAAAATACAGCGGCGTGAAGTTTATTTCTATCGGCGTGGACTTCGGCGGAAACAAGTCTAAAGTGACCTTTGTCGCTTCGGCTGTTATCGGAAATTATCAGGCGCTCGGCGTTATCGCCGACTACAAAATGGGCGAAGGCAAGGGTACGATCGACCCCGACCGTATCAACCGCGAGCTGATAACGTTTTTCAGGTACGTTCAGGCATTGTACCCAAATGCGCGGATACAGTATATTGACTGCGATAACGCTTCGCAGGAGCTCATAAACGGCATACGGCTTGCGTTTATCCGCGCTAATATTCCGGTCGTTGTGCGCGATTGCTGGAAAGGCTTGATAAACGACAGAATATACGCGCTTAACGGTCTGATGACCCAGGGACGTTTTTTTGTACACGAGGACTGCCTGAACGTTATCGACAGCTTGTCATCGCAAGCATGGGACGCTAAAGAGAAAACAAAGGACGTGCGGCTTGACGACGGTACGTTTGATATTGACACGTCCGACGCGCTGGAATACAGCTTCAGCCGCTTTATCAGGCTGTTCAATATTTTTGATAAAAGTTAGGCGGTGAGAATTTGAACAAGCAGCTTATTGCATGGATAAACGAAAATCTCGGATACAGCATATCCGATAAATACTACAGCAAAATCGACGTATGGCTTGATTGGTGGCGCGGGTACTGTAAACCGTTTCACCGGTTCAGCTACAGTAACGGAAAGAAAAGAATTGAACGCGATCTGTACACCCTTAAAATGGGTAAAAAGGTCTGCGAGGACTGGGCGAGCATTTTACTCAACAGCAAGACCCACATAAAAATTTCCGACGAGCAGACCAATATTTTTGTGCAGGGGCGGCGCGAGACCGAGGGTATCCTCGGCGCGAACAGCTTCTGGACAAAGGGCAACCGTCTGATAGAGCGTGCGTTTGCCACGGGAACGGGAGCGGTCACGATCCACGCGTCGGGAATTAAGCTTGTGGGAAGCGGCAGCGATCTGACTGTGGATATTTCCCCGGACGCGGCTCTTGATTTTAATTATCTGTCCGCGGACTACATTATACCGCTGACCGTGGATAACGACAGGATCACCGAGGCGGCGTTCGCTTCCTCGACAACCGAAAAAGGCAAAAAGTATTTACTCTTGGAGATACATACCCTTGACGGTAACGGCTG